TCAGTCGTGAGCCTGGGGAAACCGTTTCTCTCTGGCGGCTTTCCCGTGCGACAGGCTCACACCTAAAAGGAAATAAAGATGAGTAAAATTCTGCACTGGCATGTGAAGCTATTTCAGCACTACCAGGCATCCGTCGTGATCGCAGGTGGCGGAATTAACAAGGTGCAGGTTTTCGAAGGCTACGCAACAGACAAACCTCGTTTTCGCCCTGGCGCTGAATTCGTTATTGAGCTATTCACTGCCCCCGGCACTTTGGAAACCATCTCAATCCGTACCTGCGGTATCGACAGTATGGTTTGTACTCCGGTTTACGAAGAAGAACCAAAGTCAGCGAACCACATTCACGACCACGCATGTACTAACTGCTTCACTGATAATGGTCCATGCCTTGGTGAATGCAATGTCACAGACACAAACAAAGTCTTATCTTCTTCATTCGAAGAAGTGACAAAGCCGGTAATTAAATGGCTGAATGAAAACTCCAATCCTCATTCCATTATCGTGATTGATCCTACCAGCGCGATTTTCCATACGGGTGAAATCGGGTTCACAACCGAAGAGTATTTACGCGACTGACGGCATTACAGGAGCCATTCACCAAGTGGCTCCGATAATGTCAAACAGCAGGTGATTCAACATGGCAAAACCGGACTGGGGAGACCTCCAAAAACGGTTCCTGTCCGAGCATGCCAAAACCGGCATTTCCCCAAGAGACTGGTGCGAAGCGCAGGGACTGAATTACTCAAGTGCGAAGCGCTATATCAAGGTAACGAGTTATGGTGCGAATTCGCAAAAGGGAAGTGCGAAGAAAGCTGCGAATTCGCAGAAGCCATCAAAGACCATTCGCAACACCGTAAAGAAGCAAGAAGAAAACAGCGAATCGCAGAAACTCCCGATTTCCGGAGGCGCGAAACCGATACGCGGTACCAGGCGGTCACCTCCGACAAACCCATTCAAACCCGGCAACCAGCAGGCACTGAAACATGGCGGCTACGGGCGTCGCATGCTTCTTTCCGACGCAGTAACGGAAGATGCTCAGGCACTGACGCTGGATGATGAGTTGTTCTGGTTGAGGGCCGGCAACCTGACCGCCGCTGAGAACATTGGCCGGTGGCAGGCAGAACTGGAAGCGGGGGATAGCGAATCAGCCAAAGACCTGCATGAACTCATTTCATCTGCTCAGAAAGCCATGCATCGCAATACCGCCCGCATTGAATCGCTGGAGTACACAAAAGGCTCAATAGCGAAAATGCATGTGGATGCCATCTACAGAGACGCAGCCACCGAGAAAGTTGAGCTTGAAATTGGGCTGATTAAAGACGGTGACAGTGATAACGCTGTGGTCGTTCATAACGCCTTACCAATCCCCGGAAGATAACCATGGCTGATATTTACCTCCCAACGCTCCATGACGGGCAGTTAAAGGTCTGGTCTGATTCGTGGGATGATCAGCTTCATGCGGTGCGGTGTGGACGTCGCTGGGGTAAAACCTTCATGCTTTCCAGTGCGGCCGTAACCTACGCCACCGCACAGTTTAAGCGCCCCGGTATGGATGTCCTGCTAGGTGGGCGGGTTGGTATCTTCACCGCTGAATACCGTCAGTACCAGGAGATTTACGACAAGCTGGAAGAAACCCTGCTCCCGCTAAAAAAGAGTTTCAGCCGACAGGAAAAGCGCCTGTTGTTGAAGAATGGCGGGAAAATCGACTTCTGGGTTACCAACGACAACAAACTGGCTGGCCGTGGTCGTGAATACGAAATCATCCTGATCGACGAAGCGGCGTTCACCAAGTCGCCGGAGATGTTGAAAGAGATATGGCCCAAGTCGATTAAGCCGACGCTGCTGACAACGAGAGGCCGTGCTTACGTCTTTTCAACCCCTGACGGCGTGGACGAGGAGAACTTCTTTTACGCCATCTGTCACGACAAATCGCTGGGTTTTGTTGAGCATCACGCACCAACGTCTTCAAACCCGTTCGTTCCACCGGAAGAACTGGAAAAAGAGCGTGAGAACAACGACCCGCGCGTGTTCCGCCAGGAGTTTATGGCTGAATTCGTGGACTGGTCCGCTGCTTCGCTGTTCGACGTCCGCAAATGGTTTGAGGGTGAAAATCAGGATCAGCCTGTAGATTACCCTGAAACATGTGAAGCTGTATTCGCTGTTCTGGATACGGCGGTTAAGGGCGGGACTGAACATGACGGCACTGCTGTTGTGTTTTACGCCGTGGACACCAGACCCGGCAGGCAGCGCCTGACCATTCTCGACTGGGATGTGGTTCAGATTGACGGTGCGCTTCTTGAAACATGGATGCCGTCTGTATTTGAGCGGCTTAACGAGCTTTCAGGCCAGTGCGTGGCTGTTAACGGTAGCCTGGGTGTTTTCATTGAAGACGCCAGCATGGGCAGCATTCTCCTTCAGAAAGGCGAAAGTCTCGGATGGCCGGTCAATAAAATTGAATCCGCGCTGACCAGCAAAGGCAAAGACGAGCGCGCCATCATGGCGTCCGGTTATCACTATCGTGGACTGGCGAAAATATCCCGCTACGCCTACGAAAAGACAGCTGTATTCAAAGGCGAAACCGCCAACCACCTGCACAAACAGGTATCACGATTCCACCTCGCTGACAAAAACGCACACAAGCGCGCCGATGACCTACTGGACGATTACACCTACGGGCTGATCATCGCATTTGGCAGCGGCGACGCACTCTGACGAGAAACCTAATGAACGAAGATGATTTCGAAATCGGCAGTGCTGCGCCGGAACTTGTCGCGCTCCTCGACAGCGACGATATTCAGCCGGGCATGACCGCCGGTTATCAGACCTGCAAAACCATCTACCTGTATCACCCACTGGGCGGAAAGATGGTGGATCGCCCGATTAAGATGGCGATGAGCGAATCTCGAACGGTTCATATTGCCCAGACCTTTGGACTGGAGCAACGCCTGCGCGACGCATTCGAACGTGAATGGAAGGCGCTTGGTGCTGATCGTCACATCGCCAACGCGGCGCGTATTGCCCGTATTTATGGCACGTCTGCGGTTGCCATGCTGGTGGATAATCAGGAACCTGCAACGGCGCTTGATTACCGCACCCTGTACAAACACAACGTGAGTTTCAACATTCTCGACCCGATGAACACCGCCGGGAGCATTGTGCTGAATCAGGACCCAAATGCGGCTGATTTCCAGAAGGTTTCCGGCATCACGGTTGCGGGGAAGGCGTATCACAAATCTCGTTGCGTGGTTCAGCAAAACGAAGACCCGATTTACCTGGCCTACAACCCGGCGGCATTCGGGTTTACCGGGCGCAGTGTGTACCAGCGCGCCCTGTACCCGCTGAAATCATTTATCCAGACCATGCGCACCGACGACATGGTGGCAGTAAAAGGCGGCCTGTTGGTTACCAAAATCAAGGGGCCAAGTTCTGTCGTCAATAACATGATGCAGAAGCTCAGCGGCATTAAGCGCATGATGCTGAAGCGCGGTAAGACGGGAGACGTTCTTCAGATAGGTGGCGAAGACGATATTAAGTCAATCGACCTGAGCAACCTTGAGAAGCCGCTGGATTCGGCACGTAACCACATCCTGGCTAACATCGCCGCCGCCGCCGACATGCCAGCAATTATCCTTAACAGTGAGACGTTTACTCAGGGGTTTGGTGAAGGTACCGAGGATGCCAAATCAGTCGCGGTTTACGTTGACGATCTGCGTAAATGGCTTGAGAACCTCTACAGCTTCTTTATCCGCATCTGCCAGTACCGGGCGTGGAGCATTGAGTTTTTCACCGCTCTTAGGGCGGATATTCCGGAAATAGACAACACCTACAGCGTTTACTTTTCGAAGTGGATTAACAATTTCGAATACCGCTGGCCGTCTTCACTGAAGGAGCCGGAAAGCGAGAAAGTGAAGGTTGATGAAACGCGCTTTAAGGCGATCGTCAGCATGCTGGAGGTGGTCCTTCCGCAACTCACGTCGGACCCTGATAACCGCGCAACACTGATTGAATGGGCATGTGAAAACGCGAATACCAACGAGCATTTGTTTCCGCAGCGACTTGACCTTGACTACGACTCCTTACGGGATAACCCACCGCCTGAGCCGCCAAAAGCTGAAGAACCGGGCGGCGGGATGATGCTATGAGCCAGTTCACACGCATAGTCAGGGAGGCGGTTAAGTACTTCCTGAAAAACGGATATTCATCCCGCGAAGAACTGGAGCGCTGGCAATCCATTATCCGCCAGGCGGCAGAAGGTGAGACCGCTGATGATTATGTCCAGATGGTGACGCGAAAACTCACCCATTCATATGACGTGCAGGTAGGACGTGCAGAAGCACTCAAGCGACACCCTGGACTGTCGCGCTTCACGGTCAATTACCTTGAACCAAAGCTGAGGGCTGAACTGGACAGGCGAATTCTGTCCAGCGCCGACCTTATTAAGCTGAACCGGAAAAAGGCCATTGATACAACCCTGTCACGTTTCAGTGGATGGGCCAGCAGTGTTCCTACGGCTGAAAGCATTGCACTGCGTGGCATGCAGGGCTCAGTTCTGGAAACTGCAAGGCATATCCAGAAAAGCGCGGAGAGTATGGATTACGAAGCGCGGCGAGTGATGATCGACCAGAACCGCAAGCTGATAGCCAACATTGATAACGTAATCGCAACCAGCAACAACGCGATAGCGGCGGAGTGGCACAGCCACTGGCGCAGGCCGGGCTATGACTATCGGGAGGATCACAAAGAGCGCGATAAGCTGTTTTATCTCATTCGTGGTAACTGGGCGCAAAAGAACGGATACGTTAAGGCTGGTCCTGCCGGTTATCTCGATGAAATCACACAGCCAGGCGAAGAAGTGTTCTGCCAGTGCTATGTCACCTACATCTACAACCTCCGCAGTATCCCTGACGACATGCTTACCCGGAAGGGTCGCAAGTTCCTGGAGTCAATGAAAGCAGCATAGGAGCATTAAACGTGGCTATTTTTGGCAGCGGTATTATGTTCCGGCAGGGTAAAAGCATCTTCCTGATCCAGCGCTCAGACGACGTGACATGGTGTCCACCAGGAGGCAAGATTGAGCCTGGCGAGATGGCATGCACCGCAGCGCGGCGCGAAGTAAAGGAAGAGGCAGGATATCAGTTTGACGGCCCAATGACGCCCTACAGCGTCGCCGGGGACTACCTCACCTTCCGGGCAGATATTGACGCTCAGTTTGAACCGCAGATTAACGATGAATCACTGGCCGCTGGCTGGTTTGACATCGACAACCTGCCGAAGCCACTGCATCAGCCTTTTGCTGAAGTGATGGCGCAAAACCCGCTTAACGAGACTCAGGTGGCATCACTTATCGCCGACGGTACGTTAAGCAGTCCGCAGTACTTCATCAACATGTGGATGTACGCCATACGGGTAACCGGAACAGGTGTTACCTGGCGATCTGCAGATCAACAAATGGCGTTCCGCGACCCGGAAAACTATTTGACCCCCGAATTTCTCCAGCGAGTGGCCGGTGTACCGCTTATCTGGCTGCACCCGGAGAAAAATAAGCTCGACAGCGATGAGTTCGCAAAACGTGTTATCGGCACCCTGACCAACAGTTGGGTTGCAGATAATGGCGAGGTTTGGGCGATTGCCCGCGTGTATGACGCCGAAGCCGCAGAAATGATGGCTACCCGGCAGTTAAGCACCTCACCAACCGTCACGTTCAGTGAACCGCAGAACGCAATCATCAAAATCGACGGTCAGCCTCTATTGGTGGAAGACTCCCCGGTGTTGCTGGACCACGTTGCAATTTGTGAACAGGGTGTCTGGGACAAGCTCCTCGACCCTACCGGTGTTAAATCTGATTCCATTCCTAATGAGGCTGAGAAGATGGACGAAGCAAAATTCGTAGAGCTATTCAATAAGTGCATGGATGCTCGCATGGCTAAGGCCGACGAAGAGAAAGCTGCTAAAGAAAAGGCTGATGCCGAAGAGGTAGCAAAGAAAGAGAAGGCTGATGCAGAGGCTAAGGAAGCCGAAGAGGCTAAAGCTAAAGCCGACGCTGAAGAAAAGGCAGCGAAGGAAAAAGCGGACGCTGAAGCGAAAGAAAAGGCCGATGCCGACGCTAAAGAAGCGGAAGAGAAAGCAGCAAAAGAAAAAGCTGACGCCGATATCCGCCGTGAGCTTGCCGAACTGAAATCACGCATTCCTACCGAGCTTTCCGATGCAGAACGCAATGAAGTTGCCGACGCGCAGGTTAAAGCAGACAGCGTGTTCTCTGCGTTTGGCAAGCGAGCCCCCGCGCCGCTGTCAGGCGAAAAACCCCTGTCGTACCGTCGCCGCCTGTTGGTGCAGTTGCAGGAGCATTCACCTGATTTCAAATCGGTGGACCTGTCCTCGATCGCCGACGCTGCGCTGCTCGGTTTCGCTGAAAAGCAGATTTACGCTGATGCGCAGTCTGCCGCAAGCCTGACCGTTGGCCCCGGCATGTTGCGCGAAATTAAACGCGCCGATGCAACCGGACGTCAGATCAGCACCTTTGAAGGCGATCCGGCGGCAACGTGGGCACCTTTCCAGTCTGGCAAACGCCAGGTAACCAGCTTCAACAACCAGGCTTAACGGGAGCTATAAAGCATGGCTAATTTATCTCTTAACCCGATGCAGACCACCAACGCGGCGGGTTCATTCGGCGTTCAGTCGGACGGCTACATTCAGGGCGTGGCTCTGGATGACCCGGCCAACCGTTTTAACCTGGCTGCTGGCACTGTGGCCGCAAGCGAAACCAAACCTCTGTGGGGTGGTCTGCCGGTTGCTGAGTTGCTCCCCGGCACCCAGTCAAGTCCTCGCGGTTCCAGCATTCGCCGCGCTGTTTCTGTGGCTGAGCTTGAAGGCTTCACCGTCTTTAACCAGGCTCACAACGGCCTGACCACGCCGCAGTCTCCGGTACCGCTTTACGCGTCTGGCATGAGCGTTTCTTACTATCGCCTTGGCTCCAATATGCGCGTACCCCTGAAAGCATCTGCGCAGGTAGTGGCGCTGGGCACCGCTGGTGCGTCGGTGAAAACTCCCCTGGCCTGGGATTTCGTCAACAACCAGATCACCACTGCTGCCGCAGCGGGCTTTGCTGGCGCTGATATCGCAACCACCGCAGTTACCTATTCGGGCGGCGTGGCAACGGCAACCACCGCATCCGCACATGGCCTGATTGCGGGTCAGTACGTGAAAATCAGCGGCGTCGCGCCTGCTGCGTATAACGGCACCGTGGTTGTTCTGTCCGTTCCGTCATCCACCACCTTTACCTATGCGCCTGTTTCAGCGCCTGGCGGTTCCGCTACCACTCAGGGAACTATCGGCGCGGTTGCTGCGGCAGACATCACCCTGCCGGTTAAGGTGCTCGCCATTGAATCCGGGAATTCCAAGACTGTTTCTTACAACAGCACCACTGGCTTCCTGACCTGGAACAACACCGACAGCTGCGCGCTGGTCTTACTCTAATCGGGAGCTGAATTAAATGGCTGCAATTACCCCCAGCTACACTATCGTCAATCCGTCGTATATCGCGCCGGAGATGATCATTGGTTACCAGCAGGCATCAGGTGCGTTTGAAACCATCGCCAGCGGTAACCCGCAGGTACGCCTCGGTGTAGGCGACCAGTATGTTTACATGCGCCGCCTGGACATCCGCACTCAGGTTGCGACCAGCCAGTCCGGCAACGCTAACCAGTTGCCGAGCGTGGCAATGGAAGCGCGCATGATTTCCACTCCAACCTACCTGTTCCGCTGCCGTGGCATTTACGACCATCACGATCTGGCCGCTGCCGGTAACTGGAACTTCGCGCTGCCGGAAGCCCAGCGCCTTGGTATGCGTCAGGGTATCTTCCAGCAACTGCGTTCCTCTCTGTTATTTGGTATGAACCCGGCTGGTGGGGAGGGCTTGCTGAATACCGCAGGCGCGACCACCGAAACCCTGCCGCCGGACACGGATGGCAACACGACCGTACTGACCTACGATCACGGTCAGATGGCCGTTTATCTGCTTGGTCATGTCCAGGCAGCGCTGACCCGCACCATGCAACTGGGTCGCCAGTTACGCGTCGTCATCCTCGGCCCGCAACGCGTTCTGGGCGCAATGGAGATTCAGCAGATTGTTCAGCTGACCTCTTACCAGCGCCCTGGCGGCGGTACTGACACCGTTGGCGGCACCGTGAAAGATGTGCTGAAAGGCGCGAATATCCAGGTTGACTGGGTATACGACGATACGCTGATTGGCGCAGGTGCTGGTGGTACCGATGCGGTGATCATCACCATCCCGGAAGTGGAAGTTCCGATGGTTAACTCCACGGTGAACACCAACGAATTCGCGAAACTGACGCCGTCACTAGCTGCGAACGCGCTGATGTTCTGCGACATGGCTGCACCGCGCGAAATCCCGACGCCGATTGCTGGTGGCGCGATTGACGTGCTGTCTGAAATGCGCTCAACCTCAGGCTGGGCGGTTCGTCCGGAAGCCATCACCGTTCTGTCGATGGCGTACAACTAACCATCGTTTGTTCAGCAAACTGGCCTCTGCACGGGTAACCTCGCAGAGGCTTTTTTATGAGAGAAGCCGATGAAACTCTTTATCGCCAATACCACCAAACAACGCCATATCTTCACGTTCCGTGTACTTGAGACCGGTCGCCTGCGTCAGATTCCTATTGAACACGGCTCGCAAATGGCTGTTCTCGACGGCAGCACGGACGAGATTGAAGCGGTGATCAAACATCATCAGGTGTATGGCCTGATTGATGCTTCCAAAATCGACCAGAGCCGCCAGTTTGTTGGCCTTTGCTACAGCATCGATAAGCCAGTCTCCGCGAACATCATCGAAAAGACGATTCGCGACAATGACGACCATCTTACCCGCAACGCGCACAATCGCCGCCAGGCATCCGTTGCCGCGCTGGACACGTCCCTGCGTGAAAGCGGGATCGGCTATGAAGGTGAAATGGAATTCAGCGCCGAACAGGCGAAAGGTCGTGATGAAACTGACGACACGCCAACCGTTAATGAAAAAATCGTAACCGAGAAACGGGGCAAAAAATGACAACCAGTCTGTCGGGATTTATCGAATTCGTTCGTGCTGACATGGGCATTACCCCTGATCAGGTTCCCGACAACGCGCCGTCATTCACCCTGGCTTACGGCGGCGCGGTTGAGTGGGTAAACCGTGATATTGAACTGGTGATGCCTAACCTGTATGCGGTTGCTGTTTACAACCTTTCCGCTTCGTTTCTTGTCAACTACGGGACAGAGAGCGCTTTCACTGAGTTTCGCAATGCGATGGGGCTGAACAATATCGCTACTGGCGTGATTACGGGTGCCGGGGATAACTCAACCAGCGCCCAGCGGCTTGTCCCTGACTTCTTCAAAGACCTGTCGCTGGCAGACCTTCAGATGCTTCAGGACCCGTGGGGGCGTCGCTACCTGATGATTGCTCAGCAGTTCGGGAGTCTCTGGGGGCTGTCATGATCACCCTACACCTCGGCGTAATTGATATTCCGTATGAAGGCGAGGGGGCCACAACCGGTGATGTGGCTGAACGGCTTGAGGAAAAGTACCGGATTATGCAGACGTTCTTTGATCGCTACGGGAACGAAATTGCCGATCTGATGAGCAATGACCTTGCCGCAAACCTCGAAAGCCTGATGGCAGGCGCACCACCATCAAGGGACCCGCTGGCGGAATCCATGTCGCGGGTTCACGACCTGTTTGTGGCCTTCCTGGATAACGAAGAGATGAACGGTATGCCTGGTGTTCCAACGCGTCGTGCGTTGCTGGGTATCTCGAAGCGCTTTAAAAACAAGAAAGGCGATCCGCGCCCTTCATTCATTGATACCGGAACCTATCAGGCAGCAATGCGCGCATGGGTAAGCGGGGTGCTCAATGCCTTCCCTGAGTGAATTACAACAAACGGCAAAAACGGAACTTAACGCCACTCTGACACAGGGTCTGGATGACCTGAGCCAGTACCAGATTGTCACCTTCACGAAGTACCTCCGCAAGGTTTTGCCACTGGATGGATTTGTCTTCTGGGTAAAAGCGTCGATTGTCGCTGATGAACCGGACCAGGAGCCCGACACGGTTGATGTGAAAGGCTACCTGCACCTGACAACTGAGAGCATTCAGGACGACGAGCAACTTTATGACCGAAACGTCGTCACCCTTACTGCGCAGTCGGATATCGACCCGTTTAATGATATCGGGCCGGACGTGCTCTACATCGGCGAGTTTTACGGCATCCAGTTTTCATTCTCCCGCCGGACTGGCCTTAACGAACCTGCCAGGCTCTATCACTATACCGGTGAGGCGGTTTATCCGCATATGCGCTCGCAGATCATCAACTCTGCGGACGATATCGACCTGAGTGATGTTGTCGTGTCCAGTTCTCTGCCGGTATGGCTGGGCCTGAACCAGTACATGCCGATGTTTCCGGCGATGCTTTCCACACAAAACCTCTCGCCACCCTTCGCGACGATCCGGTGCAGCAATGTTACGCCGATTGCCGGGGCATTTTATGTCGATGAGCGTGACAACCAGTACCAGTTGGTTTCTGAGGATGTGACGATTTCGATTACCGGCCTGCGCAACGCAGCCGTTGAAGACTTTCTGCGGTACGTCCAGCAGTACACGCTGCGTGACGACGCGGAAATGGGCGTGATGAACATCCCGGTTGTTCAGGATGAGCGCGTTACCCAAAACGAACTGAACGTCATTGCCATGCGCAAGACCATCAAATTCAAAGTCAATTATTACCAGCAGCGGATGCGTGATGTATCCCGCGGGCTGATCCTGTCTGCAATCCCGTCCATTTATCCGGAGAAATAATTAAATGGCAATTGTTAACATTAACGTGTCGGTAATCAATCCGCCGAAGCCGTCGCAGCTGCTTAAAAGCGGAGCGATGATCTCCGTGGGCGGGACAACGCTAAACCCCGGCGAATCAAAGTTACTCACTTCTAAACCAGACCTGGCAGCAGTGCAGGCGCCAGCGAAAACCATCGCCTCAATTGCGTGGGCGAGCAATCTGGTTACGGTCACGCTTTCCGCTCCGCACGGATGGACTATCGGACAGGCAATCCCGGTCGTTGTATCTGGCGTTTCGCCTGCCGGGTATAACGGTGCATTTACGGCCACTGCAACCAGCGCTACCGCGTTTACCTACCCGCTCACTGTTGGTCCTGGTACCGCGACAACTATGGGTACAGTTAAGACCGTGGCGGAGATTGAACTTTCCCAGATGAACAGCTCATTCTGGGATCAGGGGACAAACCGGGCCGTTTATGTGCTTGAGCTTGGTAACTTGTCGCAGGTTGATGCGGTGGCAGCGCTGGCGACGTTTATTGAGCAGGATATTTCACTCGGGAACACCTACCAGAAATTCTTTTCTTATCTGGTCCCGCGTGAGTGGGATTCTGAAGCGACTTTCAAAAATCTGACCGGGCAGTACACATCACCTGGCTCGCTGGTTTACTTCTTTGTGACAACCACAATCGCGACTTACCAGTCATGGGTTGCAACCAAAAATAAATCAGTGTTTGCGGGTGTGGAAGCTCCTGATCTGCCGGCTACTGAGTTTTCAATGGCCAAGCCGTTTCAGTCGGCTTTGTCCAATGATCCGGGCTCATCGAATATGGTCCCGCCGATGGCATTCCGCTTTATGTTCGGCGCAACGGAATATCCGGTTGAGAACAACGGCACCCTGCTGAAAACGCTTCAGGAAAATAACATCAACTACATTGGTTCCTCGGCTGAAGGCGGACTCAGCAACAAAATGCTGGTGGCGGGCCATATGCTTGACGGCAATCCGTTTAACTACTGGTATGCGGTTGCGTGGGCAGCTATCAATCTTGAACTGGACCTGGCTAACGAAGTTATTAACGGGTCGAACACCACCATCAATCCGCTGTATTACGACCAGAACGGTATCGATCGCCTGCAAAATCGCGCGCTCAAGACGTTGCGTAACGGCATCAGTTACGGCCTTATTCTGGGCCGCGTTATTGGCGCAAAACTTATTCAGTCTGCTTTCAACACTGAATACGAAAAAGGCTCTTACGCTGGTAACGCCGTAATCAATGCGGTCCCGTTTGCAAACTACTCCAGCCTTAACCCGTCAGATTATCAGGATGGGAAATACAACGGTCTGAGTGCTGTTATCACGCCTCGTCGTGGTTTCGAATCCATCACGTTTAACCTGAACGTCACCAATTTTGTAGGGGCATAAAATGGCAAACCCATTAGTACCGCAGGGATTCCTCAACCGCGTTCGTGGCGCGGTTTCTGTCACTGATGTTCCGGCCCTGAACGTCACCGCGTCGTATCTCGGCAAAGACGGGATCAGCATGCGTCCGGACGGACCGGCCACAGACATTATTGACACGATGACTGGCACGGTTGGCAGTCAGGTTCCTTACCAGAAAGTAACTCTCACCATCCACATGCTGAGGACTCAGGGGCTGGCAGCGAGTTACCAGCAGCGCTTTGCGACCGATACAGCGCTGGGTGAGGTGGTTGTAACCCCGGACGCCACCACGTTTGGCAACTTCACGCTCCTTAACTGCTACCTGATTAACTTCAACGAAATGCCGTTTAACGGCATGGATGCCGGATACGTGGTAACCATCAGTGGCTACCTCGTCACTAACGACAACATGTGGATTTAACCGTGAAAATCGATAAAAAACTTAATCTGGTTTGCACAGTCAGCCGTGATGACGGAACGCTGGTATACGTCCATACGTCGCCGTTTCCTTATGAGGTTGTCGAAGAGCATTGCCTGATGCTCGGTAGCCTGTTTACCAGCTTTATCGCGCAGGTTGGCGGTCTCGGAGCGGCGCGCGTGGCCGCCATGATGCTTCGCAAGAAAATCAAACAGGAGCAGGCCGTCACCGGCCAGACCGGGCCGAATATTGTTGATGAAATCCAGCGACAAACCACTGTGATTTTTAATGATAACGGGCAGTGGAAATCCACCCCGCTGGGTGCAGCGATGAAGGCGGGCATCATCTCCGCAGATGAGTTTCGAGAGGTGGAGGGTGAAATCGTTTTTTTTATGGTTTCCTCTGCCATTCAGAAACCGGAACTCATCGAGCCGACGGTGGGGAGTGTGATCGGTATGTTCGGTGGTCAGTTAACCTTATCGAGCGCTACGGAGTGGCGCGATTCTTTATCGACGTCGAAAACGGATACCGATACCCCGAACCAGAATGCCCCGCAGGAAACGTCGTTTATACCCTCCTAGAC